TGACGAGATGGCTAAGGCGAAGACCGGAAACTGGTATATGGAAAACCCACAAAGAGCACGAAGCAATAATTCAGCATTATTACTAAAAAGCGAAACCACCCTTGAAGAATTTTCTGGCCTAATGCAATCTGTAAAAGAATTCGGCGAGCCAGGATTTATCTGGAGCGAATCTACAGAAATGATTTTTAATCCTTGTGTTGAAATTGGTATGTGGCCTATTGATGAGCAATCTGGTAAGTCTGGATGGCAAGGATGTAATCTATCCACCATCAATTGCTCCAGCGTAACAGACGAGGAAGATTTTTATGAAAGGTGTCGTGCAGCAGCCATAATAGGTACTCTACAAGCTGGTTTTACAAAGTTGGACTATTTGGGAGAAATCAGCGAAAGAATTTTCCAAAGAGAAGCCCTTTTAGGGGTATCTTTAACTGGCACAATGGAGAAGCACGAGTTAATACTTTCAGAAAAAGTTCTCACCAAGGGTGCCAAGATTGCTGTGGAAATAAACAAAAAGATAGCAGAAAAAATTAATATTAATCAGGCAGCAAGAGTTACTTGCTTAAAGCCAGAAGGAACATCTTCTAGTATGTTAGGAACGAGTTCGGGTATTCACCCACATCATGCTAAAAGATATATTCGCCACGTACAGGCCAACGTTTTAGAGGCTCCCTATCAGCACTTTAAAAAATTAAACCCTCAAGCCTGTGAGAAATCGTCGTGGTCTGCTAACAACACAGACGAGGTTGTTAAATTTCCTATAGAGGTTCCAGACGGTGCAAAGCTTAGAAACCAATTACCAGCAGTAGAAATGCTTAAAGTTGTAAAAGAGACTCAAAAGAATTGGGTAAGTTCTGGTAAAAACAGAGCATTATGCACTCAAGATTATCTAAGCCACAATGTTAGTAATACTGTAACAGTCAAGCCAGATGAATGGGAAGATGTTACAAAGTTTATTTATGATAATCGTAAATATTTTGCTGGTATTAGTTTAATACCTCAAAGTGGCGATAAGGATTATCCACAAGCACCATTTACTACTGTTTACACTAGTCGTGAGATAGTCAAGGAATACGGTGATGCTGCATTATGGTGTTCTGGACTAATAGAACTAGCACTAAATGCTTTTAATAGTAACCTGTGGTCCGCTTGCGACTATACCACTTTAAATCAAGCTAAAGATACTGATAGTCAAGATAAACTATTATTTATTACCAAGATGAAAAATTTTGCTGGTAAATATTTTGATGGTGATATTAAACGTCTAACATACTGCATGAAAGATGTTTATAACTGGAAACTTTATTGTGACCTGTTTAATAGCTTTAAAAAAGTTGATTATACGCAACTGTCTGAGGTTGAGGATAACACGACAGGAATAGAGGAAATTAGTTGCGCTGGCGGTGCATGTCTAATTTAATCCACTATTCATAAAGGGTATTCCTTGAGAAAAAATAAAAACATCAAAAAAAGAAATAAGACTATAAATGCTACAGACAAGATCGTTGTTCCTGAAATCTATAGAAATAGATTAAAACCAAGAACAGAAAATCAAAGACAATTTATTATTAGCGCTGCTGAAAACAGTATTACTTTTTGTCAGGGTGTTGCTGGGTCTGGTAAAACCCATATCGCTATTGGTATGGCTATTGAATATTTATTAGAAGAAAAAGTTAAAAAGATTATTATTACCAGACCAGTAGTAGAGAGTGGAGAAAAAATAGGCTATTTACCGGGAACAGCAGAGGAGAAACTTCATCCTTATTTGCTGCCCCTAATAGATGAAATTAATCATTTTATATCCCCAGCACTATATGCTAGTTTAAAATTAAATAATAAAATAGAAGTTGTACCATTAGGATTAATGAGAGGTCGTAATTTTCACAATGCATTTATTGTTGCTGATGAATGTCAGAACGCATCATACGATCAATTGAAAATGTTGTTGACAAGACTAGGAAACAACAGTAAAATGATACTAACTGGTGATGTTAGTCAGTCTGACCTTCATCGTCATTTGAGGGGTGGTTTTTTTTCAATGATAGAAGCCCTTAGTGGCCTTAATGGAATTGGTATTTCTAAATTGGAATCATCTGATATTGTAAGAAATCCAATTATAGGTAAAATTTTAGGACGATTAGATTCTTACGAAGATGAATCACAAAAATAGTAAATGCTTAATACTAAATTCTGACTACACCCCATTAGGTATAATTAGCTGGAAAAGAGCTATGGTGTGGTCTATTAAGTATCAAGATAGTAGTTATGGTATAGAAATCATTGATTTTTATAAAAACGACCACATCTTGGGTACTAATAATAAAAAATATCCGATACCATCAGTAGCTAAAACTCTTAACTATTTAAGGATGAGAGATGATTATGTAAAGTTCTCTAGGAAAAATTTATTTATTAGAGATAATCATAGCTGTCAATATTGTGGTATAACGCCGGGTGTCAATCACTTAACATACGATCATGTTATTCCCAAATCAAAATGGCACCATAAAAATGGATCCCCAACATCTTGGACCAATATAGTTACAGCTTGTCAACAGTGTAACAGAAAAAAGGGCAATAGAACCCCAAAAGAAGCCAATTTAAAACTAAAAACCCTACCATCAATTCCTAAAAAACACCCTAAGTACTTGCCTATCACCCACCATCTCGTTAAGATAAGATCAGAGATACCAGTAGAGTGGTCAATCTATCTTCCAGAATCTTATTATTCCTGATATAATGCCAACATATTCTTATTTTTGCGAACATTGTAATAAAGAATTTGAACTATTCTTTTATATCAAAGATTATCAGCCAACACCAAAATGTAGTGAGTGCAAGAAAAAGTCTATTAGACAATATGTTAAAGACGTATCAACCCTCAATGCTTCGGTTAGAAAAGCCGATAACGAACTCAAAACTATAGGCGACTTAGCAAAGAGAAACTCTGAAAGAATGAGTAGTGATGAAAAAACACATCTTTATATGAAACACAATTCTTATAAGGAAGATAAGATAGAAGAAAAACCATTACCTCAAGGAATGTCAAGAATTAAGAAGGGATCAAAGACTATATGGCCAAACTAGATTCTGATCAATCATTTATTTTTCACCAAAAGAATGTTGAAGATACCAAAAGAGAAATTGAGTATTTTACTATCTTGGGGGATCATGAATTTTTAGATAAAGATAATAGGCCACGAGCCAAAACAGAAAGCAAGTCTGTTGTTGCAAAAAGTATACAAACAGACAGTTATCCTAAAAAGTATTATATTAAGGTTGGCACTCATGGTAAAATCTTTAATCCAATTGGCTTATTTAGTGAAGGACACAACACAAAATTTCTATCCAAAATTGGCAGAAAGCAATGGGAGTTTAAAGAGGTAAACCAAAAGGTCTTTGATATGTATATAAACTTTTTAAGCACTAAAAATATTGCATGGTTAACCAACGCAGAAAGAGAGATGCAGTAATGGCTAAGATATCTAATACAAAAAAATATGCTATTCTTTATCTTCATGAGTCTCAAAAGAAATCGGTAGAAGATATATCAAAAGAACTAAAGATTACCAAAGCGGTTGTGAATAGTGTTATCGAGCCAACTAAAACAATTGAAAAAGAAGATAAAACAAAGAATGTTATGATTAGACAAACAGCAGGAAAGAAGAGTAATACGGTTAGTATTATGACTCATGCTGCTTCTCAAATATCAGACGAGCATATTAAAAATATGTCAAACACCACACAGGATACAAGTAGTTTTATTTTTCGTCCCAGATCAACTAAATAATTGGTAATGAATAAAAAACAATATCCTTCTAAGTATTCTAACGGCAAAAATGTTTCTGCCGCTCAGTATATTACTGAAATCATATGCGAGAATAAAGCCAAGCAGGATGGTAAAGATTTGCATTATCGTTTTTGGGTAACTCCAGAGTGGGATAAATATTATAGAAATCAAATATCATCAGCCCACGCACTGCTCAAGAAATATTCTGATATAGCAATTGTTAAAAGCTTGAAGAACCCTAAAGCCTCAAGAATCTATTCTCTGCGAGCGCCACACCTTATAGCTATCATAGAGCAAGAACAAAAGCTTTTGGATCAGCAGAATACTGAACTATCGATTAAGCTAGAGCGTCCAGAAAATATTTCTTTCAATAAAAACACAGCAAAAAAATCAAATAGTATTATTTCTAAATTAAAGGATCTAGAATGAGTCTCAAAGAAGATGTAGTGAAAACTTTTGGTGACGATATTATATTAAACGGTAATGCTATTGTAGATAGAAAAAGTGTTATTATTCCGGTTAGTCCATCTTTAGATATAGTTTTAAATGGAGGCATACCAGAAGGTAGCTTTGTGGTATTGACAGGACAACCAAAGTGTGGTAAAACAACAACCTCGTTGGACTTTGCTGCAACAGCACAAAAGCCACAATATCAAGGTAGTCTTAAAGAACCAAGAGAAGTGTACTACCTCAACATTGAAGGTAGATTGAAAAAGAGAGACTTAGAAGGCATACCGGGATTAGATCTTAATAAGTTTCATGTAATTGGTTCTCAACAAGGTAAAATCTTACACGCCGAAGAATATCTTCAAATTGGTGAAAAAATTATCAATGAGGTTCCTGGGTGTGTTGTGATTATAGATTCATATTCAGCATTATGTACTGAAGCAGAAATTACATCTGAAATGGATAAGATGCAAAGAGCAGATGGTGCGAAACTTTTAGCTAAATTTTGTCGTAAGGTTGCTAATGTTATTCCTGTAAATAAAAATATTGTTATTGGTATTACTCACTTAATGGGTAATCCAACAGGATATGGTGCAGAGTTTAAGGAGAAAAGTGGTCAGGCTATTGCGTATCAAACAGATATTAAGTTAAGGGCCAAAACATTCAAGCCTTGGCTACTTAGTGCCGATAGTACTCAAATTGGACAAGAGATTGAGTGGCAAGTAATCTGCTCCGCATTGGGACCACCGGGAGGTAATATTACTAGCTATATTAGATATGGTCAGGGTGTTGACAAATACATGGAAGCTATCACACTAGCATCTGATATGGGTATTATTCATAAGGGTGGTGCTTGGTATACTCTAACAGCCTTACCAGACAAGCCTAAATTTCAAGGAGCAGAAAAGGTAAGACAATATTTATTAGAAAATGAACAGGCTTATGTAGATCTGGTTAAAAATATTAAGGATACTATGGGCATCAAATGTTAATTAAAGACTTAGATGGTGGTTCTCATAATTGGTTATTAACTGGTAATATGGCTAAGGGTAAAATTACAAATAAATCTTCTTTACACCTACAGGCCAGACCGTTGATTGCAAGAGTATATCCTACACTACAAATTTTAGAAGAAGTTCCAATTCCACTCAGAAAAAATGAGACACTATATTTAGATTTTTATATACCACTAAAAAAGGCTTGCTTTGAGGTTCATGGCGAACAGCACTATAAGTTTGTTCCATTTTATCATAATAATGTATTAAACTTTCTTAAGGCTCAAAAGAGAGACAAAGAAAAAAAAGAATGGTGTGAATTAAATAATATTAAGTATATAGTATTAGACTATAACGAATTAGCAGACGTATGGCTGGAAAGGATAAAAAATGGTTAAAACATCAAAAGAAGAAATCAAATATTGGGATGATGTTCTAGATGAATATGAACTGTCTATCGGATTACCGTCTTACAAAGATGATAGTATGTCATCGGAAGAATTAAATGGATATCTAACCATGAATAGAGATGTTCTTGAAAAACTAGGTCCAGAAGATTGTGCTCAAATAGCATATAGATTAGCACAGTATTCCTTTCATATTCAAAGAACAATTAATAGAGAATTAGCCAGATATAATTGGGCAGAAGAAACTATTAGGGAGACTATTGCTGACGAAATTAATAATTATAAAGGTTATGGATACGTTGAAAAGGCTGGTCAAGCTATTAAACATAATGACAAAGCTCAATCTTTGAATAGTATAAAGAAATATGCTAAACAAAGGAGCGATAGATTGTCCTATTTAGCTAATGGTATAAAAAATTTATCAGACATTATATTATCGGTACAAAAAACAAAGGTGAAGCATGGCTCTTGATAATGATGATATTCAGCAGCTAATAACTCTGCTACAAAAATTAGTTGTTAATAGTTCAGACAATAGTACTGATGAGCCTGTTGTTAAAAAAACTAGAAAACCTAAAACCAAAAACAAGAATACTTCACAGCCTACCAAAAAGAAATTTATCAATAAGTTCAATGATATGCCAGAAATGAATATGTTTAAGGAAGATGTTGCTATTGATAAAAAACTACAGAAGGGTCCACCAACACCAAGAAACAGGCCGTTTTCTTTTGTAAAAGTTCAGTGTCGTGTTTGTGGAAAAAGTGATGAGGTTCCAGAAACTTTGGTTGAGACTATTGATAGATACAAGTGCAATAAGTGTGCGACAGGAGCAGGCTGATGATTTTATGTGATTCCGCAGCAGAAAGAGCTGTTTTAGCTGGTATTTGTACATATGGTGATAGTGCATATTTGGATGTTGCCGATATATTGCAGGATTCTTCTTTTACTATTGATAGCAATGCTATTATTTTTAAGTGTTTAAGAACATTATGCGAAAGACAACAAGCAAAAATTGATATTGCTTCTATTTATTCTGTAGCACAAGAACTTGAACTTTCTCATATTCTATCTAAAAAAGAAGAGGCTCAACATCTCAAGGCTATAATGGATTTTCCAGTTAGTCTAGAGAATGTAAGAAAATTTGCAGCTAAAATTAGAAAGCTGGAAATTGCCAGACTACTAAGAAAACAACTAGAGAATACTCAAGATAAGATATTAGAGGTTACTGGTAATGAACCCATATCTTCTATCATCGGTATTGCTGAAGATAGTATTTTTAATTTTACTTCATTGCTTAATGATAGTGATAGCGGTCCAGAACAAATTGGATCGTCACTAGATGAATATATTAAACAACTAGAAGAAAATAAAATTGATCAAGTTGGTATTCCTACTGGATTCCCCATTTATGATCAAGCTATTGGTGGAGGCTTAAGAAAAGGAACTATTAATGTTATTGGAGCAAGACCCAAAACTGGTAAAACACTATTATCAGATAATATGGGTAAGAATATAGCTGCTCTAGGTATTCCTGTTTTAAACATGGATACTGAAATGAATAAAGAAGACCATATTCATAGACTTTTAGCTATGATGACAGAGATAGAAATTAATGCTATTGAAACTGGTAAATTTGCAGAATCGCCAGATAAAAAGAATAAAATATCAAAAGCTGTTGAAATACTAAAAGATACAAAGCTATATCATAAAAGTATTGCTGGCAAGCCATTTGAAGATCAACTAGCCATTATGCGTAGGTGGTTAGTTAAAGAAGTAGGATTAAACGACGATGGTACAGCTAAGGATTGTGTCATTTTTTATGATTATCTCAAGCTTATGGATAGTGCTGGTATGAATCAGGATCTGAAAGAGTAT